TAACTATCAATCCACCACGATTGATAAACGCATTACTTGTATTGTCTGTATCAGCAATCAATGGATTACTCTTACGATTGTTAACAATGGTAAAGCCATACTTTTCTAATATGATTCTGTCTGTTACGCCAAAGGGACTTGTAGTGTCACGATTAACTTGTGTACCACTCATGTCAATAATACTGTTAATTCTACGCTTTGGGAAGTCTACACGAATTGCTTCTGCCAATCCTTCTGTGCTACAATCATTGATAGCATAACTCTTTAATATCTCTATGGTACCATTACTGTTACCGGCACTAGTGACTTGAGCAACTGTCGCACACATTACACGCTTATTAAAGTCATGGAATGTATATAAATCACCACCTCTATCTACTACATCTTTAGTGTATTTGTTCTTGTCCCAACTGTAATAGAACATGTCAGCAACGCTTTCCCATTGACACATATAGTCTTGGTTAAACTTTAATGGGCTAATGATGCGTTTCTGTTCTTCAATAAAGTCTTTGTTACCACTACGCATTTGTGTGTAGTTGTAATGACGAACAACGTACTTGTCAGTGTTTTGTAATGCTAACTGAAACAAATCATGTAATGGTCCCGTACCGTTTGGCGTACTAATAACAATCAATCTACCTGCTGTATCTGGTGCACCAACTCTGGGACGCAAACGATTAGTAATCTCTTGTAATGTATCTTGTGTATACATTGAGGCTTCGTCAGCTACCCAAACACCTACATTCAATCCTCGCAAATTCTCACGCTGTTCAGCACTTTTACAGCGAATGAACACACCATTAGGGAATTTAATTGTAAGTTCACTATTGTTAATGTCTTTACCATCAACTAATCCAAAATGATTCATACAACTATGCTTTAATGGCTCCCATATCAAAGACTTAATCATAGCACCAGTTGGAGCACTATAGATTATATCTTTGCCCTTATGATAACGAGGGTCGCTTGCAAACAACGGTAATGCTATAGCCGCTAAGAATGTTTTACCACTACCAACAGGCACTATATCAATACAGTGTTTGTCAGTAGTGAGCCAGTCTGCTAGGATAGTTTTCTGCTCGCCATATAACGGAATCTCTATTTCATTCATTTGGTAGATATAATGACTGGCATTGTTTGTTGCCAATCTTGTAGTTCAACTTGTGGGAAGTTAAAGTTATTATGTAAACTTTGTCCTAATGTTGTAACATCAATCTCTTGCTTATCTGCTACAACCTTATTCAATATCATGCTCTGATACTTTTGTAGTAGATGTTTGTCATCGCCCATTCGTGCGTTGTGGTAATCTTCTGCGAATCCTTCAGCGAATGGTTTGTCTTTATCTTCAATGGCGGCTAAGATAGTTTGTGCTGAAAGCTTTTGCGTACTACCTTTCTTACGTCCACCACCTACTCTAGCACCACCACGCTTCTTTACGGGTAATACTGATTCGCCTGTGTTAATTTCTTTCATTTAATCTTTCCTCTAATAGTTTAGCTACTTCACGATGACGATGAAATCTTGGCATCATGTTGTTAATTTCTTGTAGCTCTAATACTTCTGTAATAGTGCCTTTAAGTATGATATCCTCAATAAACTTAAATCTACTATCACAGTAGCAATGTCCTATAAATTCACGCGGACTCATTCTTAGGTTTTCTCACACGCTTTGGTTTGGCTACAACTATAGGTGGCTCAATCTTGTAAACACCCTCAGTTAGTGTATCACCACCATAGCTAGGCCAGTTTTCACGTGTTAACTGTACATCACCAGCTGGCTTGCGTTCAAATGCAAGCTTAATCTTTTCCCAAATACTCTTAATCATATATAAACCTTTGTATAATCTTCTTCATTGTCTGTCTCATCTAGTCCATCATAGAACTTACCAGTAGACTTTTCCTTAAACTTTAGTGATCCAAACACGCTGAGGAACTTTTGATTCTTCTCACCCCATTTTTGTGTCATCTCTAGGAACCTATCACGCCCAAACATAATCTGTAATTGTGTTTTACAATCTTCTGGGCTTGGATTAATATCGTTTTTAGTATCAGTCAATGTGTGCATGAAGCTGATGCATTGATCTATCTCAAGTTCAGTCATGTGTGGTGACAGTTCTGTTACCATTTTATCAAAATTCTTTATGTGCCCTATATACATGGGCTTATCAATTAATTGTTTCATTAGTGTATAATGCTTTCTTGTGTTAATCCATCTAACCGTTCGTTAACGTCAATGTTAATACTACCTTTAAGCTCTGTGGTTAGTCCAGCTTTGTATTCTTTGAGGTAGTTCTCTTGCTGTAATGCACCCAAGAACTGATGTATTGTGCGTAAGCCTAGTATCTTCATTTCAAAAAGATTCTTGTTGTCATCACTTAGTTCAGTGATGTTCATCTCCATCATTTTTTCTAATGATACTTCAATGTCTTTAACTAATGGGTCTACTGTAACGACTAATTGTTCATCAGTGTCACGGTATAGTTTGTATGTGTATTCAATTTGTTGCGTCATATATTTCCTTAAATTGTTCTGGGGTTATTTCACTGTAATTACTATCTGTAATGTCTAATTGTCTAGTTCCATTTACTCTAATAATTTTTTGATTAGTATGGTCTTTTAGTATCCTTCTTAATCTTTGTATCCATTTTGTATCTGTCATGCTGGCTGCAGGCCATACATAACTTTTTTGGTAGTTGTTTGTACCTGTATAAACATTTGGCAATGAGCTTGGATCATTGCTATAGTCAAAGCCAATTACGTAAACAGTTTCATGTTGATTACTAATTGCTAATTTTAATGCACTGTTGCCACTATCATGCGTTTCACGTTCTATCGTACAAAAGTTTATTGGCTCACCCTGTTCTGCTAACTCATCCATTTTATTACAATGTTGTGTGTAAAATTTAGTACTGTGATGAATCTTGTTGTTAACTATTTCACACACCATAATTATATCCATACTTATCAAGTAGTGTGGCATGTAATCTCTATACAATGCATTGCAACCATATGTTGTCATTTTGCTACCTATCGTTGATAAGTCAAACTGTAAACGACTGGGACCGTTACCAATTACACATGCACTATTCATTTTTTCTTTATGTCTTTCATTGGTTCTTTATAACCTGCAGCATGAATGGCAGCTGCCTGCTTCTCTGCGTCTTTGCGGTCTTTGTACAGTTTACCACTGTCACCATAACGGTACATCTTCATACCTTTAACTGTTATCATCTGTATTGGCATTTTTAGCATCCTTTAGTTTATTTAGTACTTTACACGTTTTTGCGTGTTTTATGATACTATTTTTGAACTTAAAGCCATTGTCACATGCAACACATACATAACCATGAAACTTCCACTCATCATCTACTTTAGTATACTTTTGTGTTACTGCTACGGCAAATTCGTGATCGGGCATCTCATATTGTTGATGTATTTGTTTGGGTGTTTGTTTCTTGGGCATTCAGTTCCTTTTGTTTACGACGGTGCCAACTCTCTCGCATACTTTGTTTATGCTGTTCAGTTTTAGGAACTCCAAGCTTGGCATCACGCATCTTTTGTTTTTGACTATCAGGCTTTGGAACGCCTAGGCATGCACGTTGTATACCAATACGTAAATTGTTTAATGCTTCATCACTGAACTCACCAGTACCTCTAGTCCATTCTGTATAACCCTCGTCGGGTAATGTTGATGGAGTAACGCCAAGCTCATAACGTTTAATGTGTTTTACACCATTCATATCATAACGGTGCCAACGTGTGAATGTAATTTGTTTTTTCATAATGTGTAGATATTTAGCGTTTTATAATCTATTTGAATAAAAATGTTTGTTTTCCAAGGCATAAAAAATGGCTAACCCCATGTTAGCCATTTACTCAACAAACATCAAAAACATATGCTACTCTCACCGTAACGCTTGTTGAGCGTGAGATTCTTGGGCTTAAGCAAAAAAGCAGGGGGTCACGCAAATACAAAAAAACAAAAATATATATAATAATATATATTATAATTGCATTTGAGTGCCCCTATGCTTATTTGCTTAATTTACCCCTATTTTGAGTGTTTTTTAGCATGTTGACACCTAGAATGCAATATTTGTTTAAGCAAACTCATGTCTTAAGCACCCGCTTAAGACACTACAATTGCGTAACACGAATCATAGTTTTACCATCTTTTTCAGATAATGTTATAATATCTCTTGACTTTAGTTCTTCCATAACTCTATCTCTTTGTGGCAATTCCATTTTGCGATATTGATTGGGACCATAATTATTAAGTATAGTTTTAGTAACATCACTATTTGGATATCTTTCCTCTAGAAATTTTTGAACCTTTTCTGCACATTCAACAATATCATTAGTTTTAATTACCCCATCAATATTCAATTTCATTCTTTGGTCAATGAAGTAATACATCAGTCCAACTGCACACATAGCCTCACGTTCTGTAACTGTTGATTTTTTGTCAAAAAGACTAAGAACAGTTGCTAAACGAATACAATGTTCATAAGCCCGAGTTATAAAGTTTTGATATTCACTGTACTTTTCATCTTCCATCTTTTGAACCATATCGTTATAAAAGTTTTCAAAGATTTTTGTAGTGTTATCACTCATATCCCAGGGATGAACATCCAATAATAGTGTGTTTATATCTTTATTAGATTCTTCTAATAGTTTACTTCTAAGTGCAAATAACCCTTTTCCTGATGATTTTTTTTGTCTGTCGTCAACTGACGATAAAAGTTCGTAAACTCTGTCATTAAACGGGATCAATCTATCATCTGTCGTTATCTTCTTGGATAATCCAGCACTGCTGAAATCTGCTAGTTTTTTCGTTATTTTGTCACTTTGAGTGATAAGCATACGATTAGTAAAGCCTTGATCCTTAAATTGACTATTAACAAAGAAACCGGCTAATTGTTGCTGTAACATAAACAATGCTGTAGTTCGTTTACCACTTGTAACGATATCTTCAATACCAGTTAATTTGTCAATCTGTTCTCCACTCCATAATCTTGATAATGCTGACACAAGTTCAATACTAGTTGTTGGGTCTTTGAACGCATGACTGTTAAAAAACTCTGCCGCATCACTGTTAAAGATACCAAAATGCGGTACACCTTTAAGTGCATTAAGTATTCCATTTAATGTAAACTTGCCAGCCATATATCGTGCTGTTCTGGGATGTTTTGGCTTTTCAATTCTAGTGAATGGAGTTATTGGAGCTGGTATGATACCTGGGACGATAGTAGGCTTTTCTTTGATTTTATCTCTGATTTCTTTTTCATACTTACCCATTAATATCTTATACTCAGTTTCAGCATCTTCTGCTTCTGGTCTTTGTTCTAGTTCAAATCTTCTAGCACCTTCTAATACACTATCACTAATACTAGTCTTAAGTCCGCCAGATGGAACAAGTACACAAAAGTAATTACTAATTGCACAACTTTTCCACATTACGGGGCTGCCATCGGCTAATCCTTGTGTAGCAAAACTAGCAACTGCTAAAGTAACTGGCAATGTAATCTCATCAGTTGCGTTAGTAGTATCAGTAAGTGCTGTCATTGTATCTTTTATTATATCGGGAAGAAGTTCCCTAATTTCTATGTCTAACATTTTAGTTCCTATTAAATTGTTTAATTAATGATCTGACTGAAGGCTCTCTCCTGAAGCCACCCTTATCTTTAATCATTTTAACGACTGTACCAATCGTTACCCGTTTCCCATTATATCTAGTTGTAGATAAATTTTTATATTCACCTGGTTTGGATTCGGGATAGTATTGACGCATTAAATTAATACCCTCACTTTGTCCAAGTTCGTGACAAAAAGCCCATGTAACTCTTATCCAAGTTTCATAATCTAGTGTTGGATAATGAAGCTTTAATTGTTGTATCATGTTATTGATATCTTCTGGAGTATTCTTATCGTATTCTACAATGTCATTATAAGGAACAATTTCTTCAACTTCAAAGATATATGGATCAATCATAATACCTTTATTATGATATGCTATTGAATCTTCTTTACCCGAATGAAAGTAGAAACTTTGTGAAACACTAAAACTTGCATTATCTACATTTGGAAACATTGTTTTAATGTCTTTTTGTCTACTCGCAACATCTTCTGCAAGTAATGGTCTGCTAAATGGGATCACAACACGAAATCTATGATTATCTCTAGTGTGTCTAAAAGTAGTGTAAAGAACATATTCAATGCCTTCTAATTCATCTATAGTTTGTTCTATTGTTTGATCTTTGTCGTAGTCTAATACGATGCCAGAGATTGATACCAAATTGTTTTTACATCTGCGTACAGTGTTGGGAATTTCATAAAATTCTAATTGCCGTTCATTACCAATATAATGATAGGTTCGACCCAATTCATAATCAATTGTTTTGAAGTCAACCATATTATATAGTTCAACATCAGTTTTGTTTTGAACATCATAATGATATGTTAATAGGTCACAAATCTCGTCCCATGACAAGTCTAATCTCAAATCAACATATGCTCTTTGTACAGATTTGAAAGTTGAAATTATCATAAAGATTTCCCATCATACCAGCCAATGCGTTTGTGTCCTTTTTCATTAAAAATATCTAACACGTTTTCACTGCCGCAAGTTTCACAAGAATATACAATAGATATATCATCATCCTTATGTTCAACACTTTCAATATGTAAATAGCTGTAATCATCATCACAACTAGGACATTTCAAACAATCTCCTGCCCCAAAATCAAATAGTTTTAATTTTTTCATTTTTCAAATAACCCAGAACATATTAAGTATAATGCTGCCATAACAATTAATGCAAATATCATTTGTCATCTCCTAGTGTTTTCATTTCATCTACAATTAGATCCATTTGTTCTAACCATAACTCACTCATACGCAAATCGTTTTGTTTACAGTATAGTTCGTTCATTTCGGTTGCTTGCATAAGTTCCTGATGTAAGCTCAGGATGTTGGTCATTGATAAATCATTCATTTGTATCTCCTTTAGTAAACTGTATGAATGCTCCTATGTCTCTTTTAGCGTAAAGATGAAACCCCCCACGCTAATAGGGGGTTTCTGACAGTTTAGGAGTGTCGTTGTGAAGTCCTCTTAAAAACTTCACAACTATTTATCAGTATATAGATAGA